CTGCCACAGAGAAAAACAAAGAGTCTTATCAGTCTATTTTAGATAACTATACTCAGAAGCTTAAGGATGCTACTCCTGGCTTAGTAGATGAATTTAATAAAGAAGCCTCAGAAAAATCCAAAGATATAAATGCTCTCGCCGAAATTTGTAACTCAAAAGTTGAAAAATTGGCTGAGATTTGTAATACTGGTGTTGGAGAAATGGCAGATCTTATGAATAAAAACGGAGATGACTACTCCAAATACGAAGAATGGGCTAAAAAGCTTCAAGATGTTTATACTACACAATCTAAAGAAATTCAGGATGCATATACTTCCGTTGCTACCGGTCAATAATGTTTGCACCGGTACGCTGGTATTTCTTATATGCAAAAGGGCAGTTCATCCGCTGCTCTTTTCTCTTGCACATATGTTCTATCTATCGTATAATTATTTTACAAATAAAAAATCCGGTACTGGCAATACCGGATTCGTAACTTATCAACCAGGATGATTGATAATAAACACAGATAAATTATATCATACATCCTGCCGTTTGCATAGGGTGTATTTTTTATACCCTTTTTAGGGAGGCAATCAATGTATAATGATTCAAAAGGCATTTATTTAATGTATCTCAGAAAATCACGTGCTGATGAATATAATCAAGATGTCGAAAATATTTTAAAACGACATGAAAAAGAACTTCAATCACTTGCCAAGCGTGAGTTTGGTGAGCTTATTCCTGAAAAATATATTTTTAGAGAAGTAGTCTCTGGCGGGACCATCAAAGACAGACCTCTAATGAAAGAAATTTTAAAAATGATGGAATCCGGGATAATAGCAGGAGTTCTTGTTGTTGATCCCCAGAGGCTTTCTCGTGGCGATTTATTGGACCAAGGACATATAATCAATGCATTTAAATATACTAATACTTTAATTATAACGCCCTACAAGACTTATGACTTAAACGATACTACCGGGACAGATGTGAAATTACTGAAAATGGAATTAAATCATGGAGCTGACTACCTAGATTATTATAAGATGATTCAAGCAAGGGGAAAACTGGCATCTGTGCGAGCTGGTAATTTTATTCAACCTATTCCGCCTTTTGGCTATAGAAAAGTGCGTTATGGCAAAGTAACTACTTTAGAACCCATAGAGGATGAAGCTAAAATCGTGCGAATAATATTCCAGAAGTATGCCGAAGGAAAAACAATATGTGGGGTTACAAATGAATTAAATGCAGAAGGATATATACCTCCTAGCAAGCAAATATGGACTAAAGGAAGTGTAAAACGGATTTTATCCAATCCCGTATATGATGGGAAAATACGATGGGGATTTACACCTAATGAAACAGTAATGGAAGATGGTAAATTAAAAAAATGCCGTCCTGAGAGGCACGATTATCTATTATTTGACGGGAAGCATGATGCAATAGTTAAGCACGGTTTGTTTATGTCTGTTCAGGAACGTCTGTCTAAAAATAAATCCTTTACGAATGACCGCTCTTTAAAAAATCCACTTTACGGAATTATGTACTGTAAAAGATGCGGTAGAAAAATATCAAGGCAAAATGTAACAGAATCACGAGGAGGGCATCGTTATGCGTGTCCTAACAAATTATGTGATGTTCAATCATCAAGATATGACTTGGTAATAAACGCCGTCATTGACGCAGTCCAACATGCTATAGATGATTTTGATATTACCATTTATGACTGTAATACGTCTGATTCAAGCGAAAAAATTCGGGATTTACGTCAAGAATTAACCAAACTAAACAACAAAGAGGAGACTTTATTTGAATTACTTGAAACAAAAGTATATTCAACCAGCGTTTTTACACAACGTCATGCAGAGTTAGAAAAAAAACGTCAAGAAATCATCGGGGAAATCAACACTCTTTCGTTAGTAGTTCCTCCAGAATCTTGTAATGACAAGAAAATGCGTTTTAAAGATGCACTTCTTGCTTTAAAAGATGAATCTATGCCCCCAAAAGAAAAAAATCGTTTATTAAAGAATTGCATAGAAAGAATTGATTATGATATAGAGGGAGTAAGATATCACTCAAAAGTCAAATTAGATGTTTATTTTAAATTTTAAGCGAGGTGTTTCAGATGCAAGAAAATGAAACTTATGTAATCTATTTGAGAAAGTCTCGTGCAGATAGCGAAAAATTTAGTTTAGAAGAAGTATTTGCAAAACATGAATCAGAACTCCAGTCACTCGCAGAACGTACTTTGGGTAATCGTATTCCTGTGGATAAAATCTTTCGAGAGGTCGTATCTGGCGAAACAATCACAGATAGACCTGTTATATCTCATATATTAAAACTAATGGAGTCAAAAAAAATTAAAGGGGTATTTGTTGTTGATCCGCAGCGTTTAACACGTGGAGATTTGCTTGATAAGGGACATTTAATTAATGTATTTAAATATACTAATACAAAAATTATCACCCCTTATAAAACTTTTGATTTAAATAATGACTTTGATTTGAAGCTGTTCAAGATGGAATTAGATAAGGGTTCTGATTATCTTGAATATTATAAAATGATTCAAGCAAGGGGGCGTATTGCTTCTGTAAGGTCTGGACAATATATTGGAAGTACCGCTCCATATGGTTATGACAAATATTCTTACAAAGAAAATAAGCACACAGTAAATACTTTGAAGCCTAATTCTGATGAGGCAACGGTCGTCCAACTCATCTATCATTTATATGTAAATGAATCACTGAGTTATGCTGCCATTGCAAACAAATTAAATGCCATGAACATAAAACCTAGAAAATCTACCTCTTGGAGTCCATATAGTTTAAAAGAAATTTTACACAATCCGGTATATATTGGTAAGGTTAGATGGAATCGCAGAAAAACTGTAATGAAATACAAGAACGAATCTTTACTCAAAACAAGGCCTATAGCCTTGAATAATTCTATTATTTCAGATGGCATTCATAAAGCTATTATTGATGAAACTCTTTTTGATTCTGCTCAGAACCGTAGCGGCAAATCTCCTAGAAATCATAGTAGCAGTAAACTTAAAAATCCTCTTGCCGGATTAATGTTTTGCGGTAATTGTGGCCGCGCAATGAGTTACAAGACATATAAGAATAATGTCGGAAGCGAAAAGCAGCCTCCTCGATACTTATGCAATAATCAATCTAATTGCCATACTAAATCAGTAAAAGCAACAGATGTTATAAATCAAATAATCGGTGCTCTTGAATGCTATATTGAAGATTTTAAAGTTGAATTAGAAAATGATGACGGAAATTCCTTCAATGTTCGCTCTCAAATTATTTCTGTTTTAAACAAACAATTACAAGACTTAGAAATTCGAGAAGAAACGCAATATGAAATGTTAGAAAACAAAATTTATACTCCAGAATTATTCAAAAAACGGCGGCAAAAGTTATTAGAAGAGCGTGAAATATTATTAGACAAACTTCAAGAAGCAAAGGTACAAGAACCCGTTAAAATTGACTATCAAGAAAAAATCATATCCTTTACAGACACTGTGGAAGCCTTAAAGAATCCAGATATAGATA